CCTTGTCCTATCCAAAAGCCTGCTTCTGTCCATCGGATAAACTCTTTCATTCTCACGCCATACCTCTAATATTTCCTCATCTGTTAGTTCTGGCGGTCTTTGCCACAGCACTTCCACAATCCTATGCTCGTCATCGGTATAGGTAACGGCTAGTAGTTCCCCTGTTTGTTTACTCTTTTGAAGTGATAGGTGTAGTTCTTTTACTGGATGGGTATAGAGTAATTCCCCATCAACTCTAGTCTGCCAATCGCTACCGCTTCCTGAGTCCATGTATTGATAGCCGTATCCATCAAAGTCATATCGAATTGCTACTGGTTCATTGTTCATTTCATCTATCTCCATATATCCAGCAAAAGGTATTGGCTCTAACATTTAAGCTCCTAGGGCTTTAGATCGCATACTTAGCAGCTCTATGTCTAAGCCAGGATGCTCGTAAAAATCTATTAATTGCAAACGATCTGAGGTCTTGCATTTGCCGTCTTTGTATAAAGACCCAGTAACGCAATCCATCAAGTATTCTATTTCGTGATAGTCGGTAGCGATGACTACAGGAGTAACTACTATATCGCCTTCATTAGTAACGCCACGATAAAGGGTGCAATCTTTGAGCCAGTTTACTTTTAGCTTTTTGATCTGCCAAGAGGGGAAGCAACTGCTGGCATCAGCGCACATACTGTTAATAGATTTCTTTATTCTTTTTTTCATCTACAAATACTAAACGAGAACTCTACATTTATGCAAGTCTATTTTTGTTGTATATATGCTACATTTCTGTGTACACAATGTGTATACAAATATCGGACAAACAATGCTCATTTAATGTCCTATTTTTGCAAAATTTATTGAATTAAATCAAATATTTAACACGCTTTTTTGTTTTTAACACTTACCATGTTAGAGGTAATAACAAAGTAAATTTCCCAGTAAAAACAAAGTAAAGCCTGTAACTGGGAAAAACAATCTGTAGCCTGTAATTTGTGCAACATATTGAACAAAAAAGTTTCCCGAACGGGAAGAATGTAGGAAAAAGTGCATGAAATATCAAAAATATTCCCGAACGGGGTATTTTGTAAAGAAAAGTTTTGTGATTGTAAAGTTAAGGCAATGGGATTGTAAACTTAAAGACTCATAAAAGAGGCCTTAACTAGCTTATGGACTTATTTATGAGTCAATAAATATGTCGATAGATTGCGTTTTTTCGTTTATATGTCAACAGATATGTTTATTCGATCAACTTATGTCAACAATGATGCCTATAGGTACTAAATTAAAGAAGTCTTTAATACCTATAAGTCTTATTAAAGTCTTTAGGAAGGTTACTGCTCTTTCGGTGAACGAACCTAGCCTACCTAGATTCGCCTTCATCTGCTCCATCGGAGTTACAGAACCCGTCAGTCTTTCGAGGCACAGGAACTAACTTCGCCACCTGTATTGCGCTGTTTCAGCCTCTTACCCTTCTAGTAACGCTTTACTACTCCTGTATCGCTACGATGTCGTTAGAGCCGCCAATACAGGAATTACTACTATACATCAGAACTCAAACTCTTTGCAAGCCCATCTTCCATTCGGCTGTTTAAACCATCCTAAAACTAGGATCTTCCAGTTAGATCTTATCAACTCTGGCAAGTATTCGGATTCCGATATTTTCTTTATGCGAGAGGACATATTGGATTTGCTTGTGATCTGGATGCCGACTGTTTCTCCGTTCCCAATAGCCAAAATGTCGAAAATCGAGAACAAGTCTTTTTTGCGCTTGGTGAAGGCGTTGTAACTTTCGACTACATCGCATTTATAGCCCCTGGACTCCATAAGAGCGACTGTACGGACATTTTGACTAGCCAAGCTGATTCTCATTCATACGGCCTTCCGAAGCCTCTATGATTGCGCTATGCCATTTCTTAGGAATTCCGTTACGCATCTTCCAGGCATAGGCCGTAACATACTTAACGCCAATCTTTTCGCACAAGTTCTTGATTGTTCCAAACTCTGCCATTAGGTTATCAAACGCTGTTGTTTCCATGATTTCTCCTAGTTGATCTTTAATTCTACATTAGTGCGTAAATACAACAGTAGCTAAAAAGCAACAATTAAAAATATTTCTACATTTAGTTGCAAATCTCTACATTTGTAGATTAGTATTTATCCATGCAGTAAATTTTATTAACACTCGTGAAGGAGTAAGAAATGAAACCAACATTACTTGATTGGCTTGGTGTAGTAGTTCTAGGAGTTGTTTTTGGCACTATGTTTGCCTGGGGGTTTTAATATGAACAATAACAACTACTACGAAGCCCCGTATGACGATCAAGCAGATAGCGAAGAAATGCAAGAGCGTATAGATTACGAACTCAAGAACGCTAACTACCCATACTCAGAAGATAACATCCTAGAGGCCATGCAAGATGAAGGCCTAAATAAGTATCTGCCTGTCTTGGCTACTTTGTTATCTCAAGGCAAGACTAAGGAAGCTGGTGTAGTTCTATCATCCGCCCTGTATACCTACTGGGAAGATCGTACCATTCGTGAAGTAGAAGAAAACTTTTAAGGGGAAACAAATGTCTGTATTTATTAAACTGAATCAAGCACGAATTAAATTGCAAAACACAGAGCTTACAAAGTCTGGGCATAACAAGTTTGCTGGGTACAAGTATTTTGAATTGGGGGATTTTTTGCCAACAGTTCAGAATATCTTTAACGATCTAGGTCTTTGTGGGATTGTATCTTATGGTGTAGAGATTGCTAGTCTAACAATTGTAGATACAGAAGATAATAGCAACATTGTTATTACAAGCCCTATGGGATCAGCAGCGCTCAAGGGATGCCATGAAGTGCAGAATATTGGTGCAGTAGAAACCTACCAGCGTAGATACTTGTGGGTAACGGCTATGGAGATCGTAGAACACGATGCCTTAGATTCTAGCGAGGGTGTAGATGAATTGGCAGAGCTAAAAGCTCATATTAAGGAAATACAGGCGAGCAAAAGTCCTGCCGAACTCAAGGTGGCCTTTGCTAAATCATACAAGAAATATAAGGGAAATAGTAGTAATTTGTCAGCTATTACTAACGCTTATAACGATATGAAAGCTCAATTTAATGAAACTAGCACAGGAACAGCCTGATGATGTTTGCTCTGATTGTGGGGCTAAATGGGGAGTTCACAGACCTAAAAACCACGAGTATCGTATATGGATAGACAAGTGCGATGTGTGTTTAGATTTGAGAGCCGTAAGCGATGTTTCAGAGTTTGGATATTTAAAGGAAGGCTGGGATGGTGGAAAGGAAATGGTGTCCTAGTTGTCAGACTGCAAGACCTAGTGTGGACTTTAAGCTGGTGAAGGCTGGAAAGACAAGTAGATGGAAGTGTGGAGTTTGTTTAAATCGTGAAGCAGCACAACAATATAGGAGCAAAAGAAATGCAGAATAATTACATTTATAGCAAGGCTGGTACAGATATTACAGTTAGATGGAAGAAGCTGTATAACTACACTCCAGCAAGTGAACAGGCCAAGTACATTAAGAAATGGGCAGACTTTAGAGAAATGTGTGCCAGAACCCTAGATGATTTAGAGCCTGTATATAACAAGGAAATTGTTAATTTGAGGTTTAAACAAAAATGATGAATAAACATTGTCTGGCAGCATTTAATAATTTAGATCAGCCTGTATACCATCCCCAAGAATACTTTGCTCTTGGCTGGAACGCTGCGATAGATGCTATGTCAGCAGAATTTGCAAAAAAATGGGAAATGGATGAGCTTTCTGATGTACCATTTATAACCCAGCCTATTTACGAATCAACGGAGGATAAAGAATGAGAGATTACGCAGAAGTCTATTTAGAAGTTGTGCAAACCCTTAAAGGTTTTTATAACAATGAATTAAAAGGCAATACGGAAGAAGCACATAAAATTGCTATTCGTACTGTTGAGCTTGCTAAAGAATTAGTGGATGCTACTAAATGATTGAACAGGGAACAGTAGAGTGGTATATGCAACGGCTAGGCAAGGTTACAGCCAGCCGTATAGCAGATGTGCTTTCTAAGGGAAAGTCTGGTGAGTCTGCAAGCCGTAAGAATTACCGCACAGAATTGCTTGTGCAAAGGCTTACAGGGCTACCAGGAGAGTCTTTTACGAGCGCAGCAATGGAATGGGGTACACAGACAGAGCCAATGGCAAGGATAGCTTATGAAGCAGAAATGGGAAGATTCGTTAATCAGGTCGCTTTTCTTGACCATCCTACTATTGCTAATTATGGATGTAGTCCTGATGGCCTTGTTGATAAAGATGGGCTAATTGAGATCAAATGCCCTAATAGCAGTACGCATATAGATTATTTGCTAGACGATAAACCGCCAGCAAAGCATATCCCTCAAATGCAATGCCAAATGGCAGTAACAGGCTGTCAATGGTGCGATTTCGTATCGTTTGACCCTAGGCTACCAGATGACTTGCGTTTGTTCGTAGTGCGCCTTGAAAGGGATCAGGAATACATCGAGGCAATGGAAGCAGAAGTACAGAAGTTTCTAAGTGAAGTTGATGAAATGTTTACAAAATTGAAAGAGAGAAAATAATGGCATACGAGCCTAAAGAAGGATCAGGAAGTTTATTCAAGAATGATCGCAAGGAAAAACCAACGCATCCTGATTATGCTGGAACAATCATGGTCAATGGCAAGGAGCATTGGCTAAGTGGCTGGATCAAAGAAGGGAAGAAGGGAAAGTTCTTTAGTATTGCTATCGGCAAGGAAAAAGAGCGTAGTAACTTTAAGGCTGCTGGATCTGATGAGATCCCACAGAACACCATTCAAGATGACGATATTCCGTTCTAAGGAGAACAATATGAAAAAAGCACTATTAGCAGCAGTAACATTTATGTTACTAGGTATCTCAGGAGTTTATGCTTGCCAGACTCAAACAATTATTGTTAATGGCAAGATGACTACTTGTACAGTTTGCGGAAACATTGTGAACTGCTTTTAATGAACCCCAGGAGATCTGCCATATTCCTTCACGAGGAGCGCCACCCCCTACAGATCAGGTGGCAACTATGAATCAGAATCTAGTAAAGAATTTGGTAAAGAAGTTTGACCAGCGATTATTTGATAAGTACGATCCGCCAGCAAGAAAAGCTGTATCCGATTGGATACAAATGAAATGGAAAGCAGAGTGTAGGGAAAACCCTAATGTGTATGGAGTAGATCTAATCTCTTACAGATCAGGAAATCCAGTTGGCTTTGTTGAAGTCGAAGTGCGTAGCTGGGCTTATTGCCACTATTCCACCATCCATATAGCACATCGTAAAGCAAAATTATTTCAGCAAGATCTCCCTGTGCTATTTTTTGCACTAACTCACGACTTAAGTCATGCGTACTGGATGAAAGCTGAGTTGGTGGAAAAGTGTCCATTGGTAGAGGTCAAGAATAGGGAAGTCCCGAATGGGGAGTTCTTTTTTGATGTTCCCGTCAGTTGGTTTAGGTATGTTAATCTTACAGACCTATTCTAGCTATTTCTAAGCAGCTCTAACGCCTCTAGGCGCTCTTTCTCTACTCGATTGAGCCAACCCTTGCCAAATACGGGAAAGGTCTTTAAACCCTCGTAAAATGATCTTCTTGTGGCAGAGTATCGCTCTACTAGATCTGCTGGGCTTAGCTCTTTAATCTTGCCCATTGTAATGTTACCGATTACACCATCTTCTAGAAGGCCTAAACACTTCTGTAGTAGCTTAACGGCTCTACCGCTTCCAGAGTTTACAGCCATAGAAAATACTAATAGATTTAAGCCTTGTGGGAGCTTCTCGCAGTAACTCGTGCGCCAATATTTCATCTCGTACATAGGAGCTACTTTTTCAGCAGTAAGCGCCTTCATATCATTCTCTGATACTAAATGGCCTTCCCATTCTTCCCAGACTGCTTGTGTAACGCCTAAATTCGTTCTACCGCCTGGATCGCTTGGATGGTGTACATAGCCACCTTCAGATTTTAAAACCAGCTCTAAACACTTTTTAAACATCACTTTAATTCGTTCTCTTTTGCAGTTGTTCTCATATCTACAATCTTTTCCAAGGTGCGACCACCAAAGTAAAAAGACATAATTAGCATACCCCATTGGCCTAATAGCTCTACATAGGCTTTATTGGTATCAATGTTAAAAGCGCTCATCATCGCAAATGTAAAGTAGCCTAAGAGGATTGCAATAAGAGTCATAGGGCGAATGTTTTTAGATAGCCAGCTGTCACTAGCCATGTCTGCTTGAGCACGCTTAGTTACCTCTTGCATCTCAACTACATCGGCTTGAATGTCAGCGAGCTTACCCTCTTGTGCCAGCTTTGCTAGATCTAGTTTCGCTTTAGCTTTAGCCTCTGGGTCAGGGATCAGCTTGTCAACGAGCTTCATCCCTACTGATACGATGTCATCAATTCCAAACATGATTAACCTTTTTTGGTAGTGATTGAGTCTTGGCCTTTAGTTACTGTAACCTTTTCGCCATCTACTGACACAGACATTGGCGGCTCTGTTTGATCTAAGCGATCTACTAAGTCTTGAATAACTTTGAACTCTGGCTTCTCTTGCTTCTCTACTGTGCCAGCAATACCATTCATCATATTGATTAAAGCTACTAGCGCACCACCTACCATAGTCATAACAGCTGTAATAGCTGACTCAGATAAGAAAGCACTAGAGACAACTCCAATTAAGATGATTGCAGTTATGTAAGCTAGGCCATGCTTGCCGATTGATTTACCAGCTACTTCTTTTGCAGTATCAATATGCTCCATGCTTATACCTTTGGGAATTGTTTAGCGAGCCAGCTTTCAGCCATAAAAATAGATCGGCTACCCATGTGGCCAGATATACCAACTAGGGCGGCTGTGACTAATGGAGATAAATTAGAGTGCTCGCACATCCAGAAAGTAATTACACCAGCAAAAGCTGAAGTAACTATTTCACCTAAAAATTCTACTAAGTTAAATACTCTAGCGTGGCCAGCTTGCAACTTACGCATGAAGCTGACAACACCACCTAGAATAGCCAAACCAAAGACCCAGCCATAGGTTAAAAAAGAGTATGAGGTTGGATCTTTTTCTGGCATGACAATCTCTTATTTAAAATCAGCTTTAGTAAAACCAAATCGAGTAATTACGCTTAAATCTTCTAGATCTGCCCAAATAGGCTGTAGTTTTTCGCCTTGATAATCAGGCTGATTGTAGCCATCAGGATAGACTTGTGTATCTTGTTTTCTAGTCATAGAACCTTTTAAAAGATTCATAAACTCCTCATGCTCAGAAGTGCCGATAAGCGCATCTAAATCCTGCCTAGTATTGATAATTGTTTTC